GCATATTGGCATGCATTAAGAGAACAGCCGCAAGTAGCATTTGTATATTTAGATAGTTTCTTGGACAGAAATCCCGATCAGAAAGCTATCTTGAAATACTTTACTGCATCTGAATTGAAAACAGGGTATGAAGAATTTTTGAATGATTATATAGAATTCTAAAAAATTTATTTCCCTTTTGGGAAGGGAATTGATGGAACTGACATGATCGGAGTCGGTGCGGTTGGAATTCCTGGTACTATCTTTTTTCTCATATCCGGTATTTACATATCCATAGTATATGAAATTTTCTGTTCCAACATTGTCCGCCCAAGAAATTAGGATGTTTGGATCCATAGTGACCGGTTTTCATTCCGCGAAGGGGAGAAATTCCGATAGAAATATTATATCAATTATATTCAAATGATAATATTCTTTGAAATAAAAATCTTGTATGGTGTTTAAGTTTCATGTCATCACATCTTTTCCTACTCATGATTCATCGTATTACTTCCATAGTATTTATTTATTTCTACGAAAGCTTTATATAGACTTAATTCAAATCCATAATTATGTCTGAAATTCCGATAAACGAAATATTCTATTCTATCCAGGGCGAGGGCCCGGCAACGGGACAACCAGTCATATTTGTCAGGAGTTCTGGTTGCAACAGAGCATGTGTAGGTTGTGACACCAATCACAGCCGGCATGAAATGATGACTACTGAAAAGTTGGTCTTTCGCATAAATGAAATGCTTTCACGACAGAATGATAATTGCCGGGTGGTAATTACCGGAGGAGAACCTTTTCTCCATGACTGGAAAGAAGTCATGACCGGTATCAATACTAGATATATTGATATTGAAACGAATGGACTCATAAAGAGTAATGATTCCGAATACTTGGAAATGTTCCGATATTTGGTGATCAGTCCTAAGAAGGATTCGATACCATCTCCACAGGATCGCCGGAATTATTTCAATAATTGGAAAGATCTTGATAATGTTCATTTCAAGTTTGTGATAGGAACCCAACCTTGGATGTATCTCCAGAGTGAAATAAAAGAATGTATTGAATTGTATGAACTTCCTACAAACAGAATTTGGCTGATGCCGGGAGGCGCGGAACGACACCAACTTGATATTAGTGGCCCGATGACTTGGAAGATTGCGATGCGATTAGGAACGAATTATTGTGATCGTCTTCATATCAGAAACAAAGGAAAGTAAGGGGGAATAGTATGGATTTGACACCCGAGATGATAGGTTCAGTAGTAATTGGTACCAAAAATGTGACTTCGTACAGTTATGAAATTGCTGTAAAAGGTACGGTAGTCGACGGAATTGCTGGAATGATAGCAATGCTGTTTGGGATCATAATGGCTGTGATCACTGCTAAATATTGTTGGAAGTGGTATAAAAATTATCAACCCGATATATCTGGTACGGGAAAAGAAGGAGCAGCTATATGGTCTATAATAGCAGTTGTTCTAATGGGATTGTCAAGTGCTTTCGTATTTGATATACTATTTCATCAATATTTAATGTGCATCATGGCACCCGAGTATATGGTAATTGGTAAGGTACTATCCGGAACCATTAGTATCTTATCTTAAATTCTTTTTCATACTAAAGGATTTAATAATATACATGGAATTAAAAACTTTTAAATACTAAGAACGGCCATAATAGCATCTATGAGAATATTTCTGTCAATCATAGTAATTGGTATAATGTCTGTAGCATCAGGAATCAATTACACTCCGATACCAGCCATACCATGTGGAACTATTGATTGCATAGTTGGTGAACCGTATAGATATTGGACCCAAGCTGTAGATTTCGAAGGCGATCAATTCCGTTATGAATTTGATTGGAACGACGGAACCAGAACCATAACGGATTTTAAACCATCTGACAAAGTAATTTCCGAAACGCATACTTGGAAATCGGCAGGAACCTTCTGGATCAGGACCCGAACAATAGATGTAGCAGGTAAAGTATCTGATTGGTCAGGATGTCGAGCAATTTATGTGAAATATAAAAATCGGACTTGACCATAATCTTTAAATACTAGTCATTCCTTTTTTAGATTCATAAAGCAATAGAAAAAAATATTAGGAGAGTATAATAATTGAAAATAAATAGCAAGACATTAAGTGACTTTATAAAAAAGGTAACGATAAATGGAAATATATCAGATGGCATTCTGAAATTCGGTCCCGATGGATTGACATTAACCGTGAAGGATGTTACAAATGCGGGCGCAGTTACTGGTATCCTGAAGGCAACAAATTTTATAGATTACAGCCAGATGAATATTCCAATCAAGAACATGACTACTCTCATAAGTGTCCTAAATAACATGAATGGAAATGTAGAATTATCAAAGCGAGATAATGTCTTTATTTTGAGTTCCGAGGGCAATGAAGGAAAACTCATCATGCCGGACGAAGCATATCTGGAATGTGATCTACCAGAATTGCCAACACTAGGTCATGATGGTGGTTTCGAACTTGATTCTGGAATTTGGGCAGCTGTCAAAAAGAATACTCAAATCTTGGGAACCGGAAAAGTTGGTGTGATTGCCGAAGTCAAGGATAATGTTCTCTACATAACGACAGGCGAAGACAACTTTAACCAATTGACGGCAAAGACTGCAGTCGATTACAAGAATGTCGTTGCCCGGTTTGGATCAACATTTTTGGAATTTATAACGGTCATGTCAGGTAAATTAAATGTTGCTTTTAATGATAATTATCCGATATTGATTACTAGCCGGGATCCTGACAGCACAATCAAATGGATGATATCTCCGATCATAGATACGGAAGCAGAGTCCGAAGAAGAATAAATTATAGTTTTTAATTTTTTGGGAGAGATGAATTTGCCACTACTTACTGAAAAATATCGACCCAAAACACTTGATGATCTTTTGGGATTCGATGCTAAAATAGAAATTGATGATTCGTTGCCGCATCTATTGTTGCACGGAACAGCAGGAACTGGAAAAACAACCCTGGCCAAGATCATAATCCGACAATTAGGGTGTGATGTACTAACGTTGAATGCATCCAGCGAACGCGGAATTGATACCGTCCGAGATAAAGTCAAAGAATTTGCCAGTAATCGCAGTAAAGATGGAAATATCAAGATAGTATTCCTTGATGAAGCTGACCACCTAACGGGAGATGCTCAGACCGCCCTCCGAAATACCATGGAAACTTATTCCAGAAATACTAGATTTATATTGACTTGTAATTATTTGAATAAAATAATAGAACCATTAAAATCTAGATGTGTCCTAATAAAATTCGGAAATATCCCGCGAGAAGATATATTGCATCGACTGGAATATATTTGTGTGCAAGAAAAGATACCATATGAAAAAGAAGCTCTTGATAAGATCGTTGCCAGAACTGGTAGTGATTTAAGATCTGCCATCAATTCCATAGAGGAACATCGAGATGGAGTATTATTATCAAAGTTCCATGACGAAATAAATTTGGCAGAAAAGGTATTTTCGTTAATTTGTGAAAAGAATTTTATATTAGCTAGACAAACATTACTGGATGAATGTCCAGATTATGATCAATTCTGTCGGGACTTAAGTAACATAGCTTATGAAAGATTGCCGCCAGAAAAATATCAAACATTTATATGTATTTTGTCTGATAAATACCAATGGATGAGCCAGGTCGCGATAAAAGAAATCTTGATCGAAGCGATGTTAGCCCAATTAATGAAGGAGGCATAAAGGTGTTTGAAAGCTTTAAAAACCTCAAATCCGGTGACATCGGGAAGGTAGATACTAAATTCATCTATCCTCTTTTGCGATGGTCTAGCGCGAGTCTGGTGGATCTAGACTGGTGTTCCGAAGTAAATAAGAGATTATTCTTTATTCCGCCGGATATGGCATGCAAGATGCTATTGGTTGGGATTCGGGATAAAAATGCATTCATGAAGTATCCCAAAGGTATTAAAACCAAGGAAACTCGTATCGATGAATTAAAAAAGACCCTGATTATGCGATATTATGGTTGGTCTCTTCAAGAATATGAACGAAATAGTCTAATCATGGAATATATAGACTGGAACGAAGTGGCTGATGCTTTGGGATTAGAAAACAAGGAAAGAAAATTATTAAAATTGCCGGAAATAAATACCAAAATAAAAAAGAAGGAAAAGAAATCAATCAAGGGGCAAGGCAGCTTATTCAGTTTCTAGATTTCCGTACGTCCGTGAATCTAAATAAATTCACGACATTGTTTAATTTTTGTTTTTATTATTTTGTCGGGGGATGTTTATTTTTTATTTATTTTATAAATTTGACTTGATCATGGTCGATTTTTCCACAACCTTTATATAGGCATAACGGGATATATGGTATTGTCAAGAAATGAATTGAGGTGGATAAGAAATGATGTACAATAAGAAAAACACATGTCCGGTTTGCGGAAAGCCTGTCGTATATGCTAGGATCAATAAGGAAGGTCGAACAATCAAGAGAGCATTCCATGAAGGAGAAATGCCAACAGACGCCGTCATGATTGACATCCATGAGATTAGCGCGACCTACCGCAAGAACCTGCGGGAAATGATTCCCCATGATGGGAATGAAGCCAAGATGGTCTTCGATGCAACCGGAATGAATCGGTTCACCATGATCACCGACATCATCAATGTCATGAAAGACGGTGGCATGGATGAAAAGACCGCGAACGAAGTCAGAAAAGAGATGTTCGCGAGAGGCAGCAACTACGATACCAACATCGAAACCGCTGCCAAGTACGGCATGACAGTCATCAGAAATCATTAAGATATGAGGTGAGATTTATGGAAGGCGAAAAAGCAGATAAGTGCAAGATATGCGGAAGAGAAGTGCAGTATTATCAGGTTGGCAAGGGACTCAGCAGAAAAGGAACGCCGAAGACGAGTCACATTGCAGTGCATGTCGGGGATCCTCTCCCCGCCAATGTTATTGTTGAAGTTCCGAAGTTGAGCTTCAGCAATACATTCCGGCATAACATGAGGAAGGTTCTGCATACCGATAAGGCAGCATTAGTCGAAGTCATCGTTGATGAATCTGGTCAGCAGATCAGGACGCCTGAACCAGAACCCGATAAGGCATTGGTCCTGGTCCAAGATCTTCCCGCGGCTCAGGTCATGGATATCAAGGCACCAGAAATGCCGAAAAAAGAAGTGGTGATTATGAAACCACCTACCGTTGCTGAACTCCGGGAGATCCGGACAGTTCCGGAAGAATCGGTAGGAAAGCCGGTTCTTGATATTTCCGAGATGAAGAGAAATCGATTTGCCATCACGGGAGCTATTGCCAATACTTTGCGAGCTTCTGGTATGGATGAACCTGCCGTGAATAGTGTTCGGAATCGGTTGATCTCAGCAGGGAAGGATTTCCCGCACCTGATCAATGCCGGACAGATCCATGTCCAGTTCGTGGAAGGGGGCGAACCACTGGGATATATCTAAATAGAATTATCCTCCTTTTCTTTTATATTTTTGGTTACCAAAACCTTTATATACTATCGTAATCACTATAATTTTATGATTGTGTTACCAAAACAAGCTACTTTTGTTCCAGCGGTCAGTACGGCAGAAACCCGCTGGAAAGAAAAGGACTTCATTTTTAAAGGAAAGGATAGTAAATTCTTTACTCCGGAATCTGTTTTTCAATATCCATATCTTTTAACGACAGTTCCTTATGAGATCGATAAACAGACGCCAGATTTTCGGGAAGCATATGGATATCCGAAAGAATATTGTCTGATAGCAGATAGCGGAGGATTTCAGATTGCGAAGGCGCAATTAGGGGGCCAAGACATAGGCATAACACCACTTCAGATACTCCGTTGGATGGAAAATAATGCAGACATCGGAATGAATTTAGATAGCCCTCCCTGGACAAATTTTGATAAGTCTTTGAAGACGAGTCAAGAAAATTTCACCGTATTTCAGAATAATAGAGAAAATTATAATTTTAAATTATACAATGTCTTGCATGGAAAAACATTGCCCGAAATGATCAAATGGTATTCCGGCGTGAAAGATTTCAATTTCGATGGATGGGCTTTTGGGGCTAGACCGGCAGATAATATCTATTTGCAAATAATCGGTTATATGTTCCTTAGGGAAAATAATGCTGCCCATTGGGAAACCAACTTTCACTTATTCGGGGTAAGCGGTATCAAGAATATGCTAGTACTTGCTATGCTTAGTCATGAATTCGGAGGTTCGATGACTTTCGATTCTAGCAGTTATATAACCGGAATGAGATACCGACGGTTTTATTTCCCGAAAGATATACGATATGGTATTGAATTCGGAAGAGATGCAAAGAAGACCATGCAATCAATTCCTTGTAGATGTCCGGTTTGCCGACGGTTAGAGATCGATGATTTGTATTCCCAAGAAAGTCCAGGTGCTTATGTATCCCTTCTTCTGCATGATCTATACCAGTACATAGAAGTAAATAGAATGATAAACAACATGGTATCCGATGATATTGTATTCATGGAATATGCAAAATCTGTTGGTGAAGAAAAAA